CCGGAAGACGAAATCGCTGTCGTTGCCGCTGCTATCGAGGAGGCCCGCGGCACTGGTGTCTCCTATCGCGACCAGGCCGTGCTGTGCGCCAGCAACAACCGCGTCGCCGACATGGCGGCCGGCCTAGTCTGCGAAACGTTCCCTTGTGATCACACTGTCCCGTCGCCCAACGGCGGGTTGCTATCAGGCCCGGCATCGTTGCAAGCGATGTCGGGCCGCAGCGTTTCTAATGCGATTCGGGGAGAGTGCATGCGCCGTTGTCTTGTCGTAATACGCCGTGTACAGTTAGGATCGGCGCCGCCGGACAATTCAGACCGTTGATCTCCTCGGACCGGGGCGCCATGCGATCGACCCTGATTGATTGTACAGCGAGTAAGGGGAGCAAGATGCCGAACCGCACGCGCGAGTATCTGGCCGCCTTGCAACGTCTCCGCAAAGCGACGGAGCAGCGTCTTGAGGGCTACGCCTCTGGCCGACGCCACGTCTTGCACAACGGTCTCGACGTGACGGCTGAATCGGTGGTCGCAATGAAGGCCGAGCTTGATCAGATTAATTGGCTGATCGAGCAGTTGTCAGCGGAAACGGCTCCGCCGACGCCAGCGCCCATCCCCGAGGTCGTGGAATTGGGGAGCAAGACGGACTGACCAAGTGTCTAGCCGGCGCACTTGCAGCGTGCCTTCAGCTCGTCTTGTGCGCGCTTTGCGATTTCCTCGTACGTCTCCGCAAGTTTCTGCATGGCCGCCCTGAACTCGGGTGTGTCGGCCACTTCGGCGATCTCACGTGCCTCTTGCGCGCGTTTTAGGAGATCGTCGATTTTCTCTATTCTATCCATCGCGGACGTCTCGCCGCCACTGCCTCACGTAGCAACGTGGACTGTTGCGCAGTGTTCCTGGCTGAAGTGCGTTGGAACATGTTCGAAGAAGCGTGGGTTGCTCCTTTGGGCGGCTTGCATCTCCGCACGAGATGCCGACGCTCGGGAGGCCGTCGCTGGGGTAGCGGCGGTCCTTTCTCGTGGAAGCGGCCGCGCGCCGGATTCCCGGCACCCTATGGATCAGATGACACCCCCCAGCAAACCCGGCGCTGGGCGGCGCCGGGGTTTGTGTGTGATACACACAATTCACGCCACCGCCCGCGCCTTGGCCTGACCGGCCAGCATCTTCTCGCGGCCGACCTGACGGCGGGATGGAATCAGCCCGTCCGCTTCCCAGGTCGTGAGCCAGTCCGACACGGTCTGCTTCGGACGGCCCCACCGCTCGGCCAAGGTCCGCTGCGACGGCACGGACTGTCCGAGGGCCAGCAACGTGATCAGATCGGCCTCGGCCTTTTCGCGCGTGAAGGACTGTCCGGCCTTCTGTCCGCCACCGCCGGACCGTCCGGGCGCCTGTTTCCGGACTTTCGGACGGTCCGGTCGACTTGCCTGTGCCGCACTTTTGGGCAGTAGACTTAAAGAGTCGACCGCCTCGGACCGTCCGACCGACGCCGCCGGGCGCGCCAGGAACAGTCCGGCGAGGCCATATTCCAGCGCGAACACGCCGACCAGCTCGAGGAAGAACGCGACCAGCACCTTGTCTAGCCGGCTCATGACGAACTCGACCCGCTTGGCGCTGAAGCCGAGCAGGCCGGCGAACTCGGCAAACCCGCGCGCCTGCACCGGCACCGGCTTCTCGCCGCCGCTCGCCGCGATCCGGGCGACGATCGCGCCGCGCTTGGCGTCCTCGGCCGCGAGATCGCGCTGCAGGCGCTCTTTGGCGAGCGCCCGGCCGTTCAGCTCGCGCAGGTCGAGCGCGGGCTTGCAGCCGACGTCGCTGCCGTTCTTCGAGATTTCGGTCGCGGCGCAGTTCTTCGTGCGGCGCCAGACCGCGACCGGCACCTTGCCGGGGCCGTTGCCGACCACGGCGTCGAGCCGGCCCTTGACCTCGACCGACGAGGGCACGCCGGCATAGGGCAGCAGATCGCGGCGCAGGGCCTCGATGCGGCCGTCGAGGCGCCGTTTCTCGTCGCCGAGGTCGGCGAGGGCCTTGTTGGCGTTGACGGCGGCGCTTTCGGCCTGGGCCGCGGCGCCGTGCTGGCCGCCGACGCTGGTGTAGACGACCAGCACCGTGCCGACGGCGAAGGTGGCGTAGAAGATCGCCGCGTAGCCGTAGCGGCGCTGCGCGGCCATCAGCTTGGCGAGGATGCCGACGCCGACGGTGCAGGCGAGGAAGCCGAGCGTGGTCGCCTCGGCGAGGCCGAAGGTACCGCCCGCCAGCGCCTTGCCGACCAGATTGGCGGCCGTGATGCCGACCGCGATCGTGCCGACGGCGAGCGCGAGCACTTGCACGCCCTTGCGTTCGTGGTAGTGGGACATTGGGATTGCTCCTGGGCATTTCAGGGGTGGTTCAAGGGCCGGGGCGGTGCTGGACACACCGTCTCGGTCCGTTTTTTGACTAAGTGGCTTGGCGAACATAGGCAAAAATGGCCGCTAGGGCAATATGGCCTAATCCAGAATGGGATCACGTTTTCGTGATCACTAGGCCGGAACGGCCTATGATATAGGGTCTAGGGCGGCATTGGTTTCGACAAAACGGCCTGAACGATGACCAGAGACGAATACCGGGCGGCTTTGACACAACTTGGCCTATCTCAGGAAGAAGTCGGCTTGCTTTTGGATGCGGGGCGCCGCACGGCGCGCCGTTGGGCCTCTGGCGAGACGCCGGTACCCGGTCCGATCGAGATGCACATCCGCATGTGGCTCGAATTGCCGGAGCTGCTGGATGTCGTTCGGCGCCTGGCGCGCGAGCGGGACGAGAAAAGCACCACTCGGGCGGCCTGAAATAAAAATGCGGCAGCATCTTGACAGTTAACCATGGTAGCGGCTATCAGAACGCCATGCTCGCTAGAGCTTCGGGCCGGACGGGAATCACCCCTCCGGCCTTTGTCGTTTTCGGCATTTGGCGGCTATGACACGGCCCTCGGGCGCATCGCTGAACAGCGAAGGCCGGGGGGTGTTTCGCCATTTTTCGGGCTCGAGGCGCAACCGATGATCCAAGTCGACATCGACATGCGGGAGTTCACGCGCAAAGCGCGCCAGATGGGCGTCTTCGCCGACGACCAGCTTCCCTACGCCATCTCGCGCACGCTGAACGACACCATGCACCGCGACACGCGTCCGGGCATCATCGGGCCGGCCTGGAGCAGCGCCTTCAAAGTGCGGCACCGTGGCTTCCCTCGGGCTTCGATCAATGTCATGCGGCCTGGCGCCACCAAGCGCAACTGGTCGGCAGGCGTGTTCGATAAGCTCGGCCGCGGTCATCTCGGCAAGCATGCGGCGGGCGGGACCAAGAATGCCGCCGAGGGGCATCTTGCCATCCCGAACCAGAAGCGCGTCCGGCTCAGTGCCAGGGGGAAGTCGCCGAAACCTCGGTCTCTCGACGCTCGCATCCCGAAGCGCGCGCTGCGCGTCATTCCGGGCAAGGGCATCTTCGAGGGTCGCGGTGGCAGGCTGCATGCGTGGTTTTGGTTCAAGCGCTCGGCCAGCCTCGATAAGCGCTTTCGCTTCTACGAGGAGTTCCAGCGGCTGAGCGTGGCGGGCATCTCGCGTCGCTACCCTGCGAACCTGCAGCACGCTGTGAACACATCGTTCGGTCGATAGGAGCTGAGCATCGTTCAACCCCACAACCTGCCCGCTTATGACACGGGTCCTTCCCGCGATCCCCCACCCCCGCGGGTGACGCGCGACCCCGGTAGGTTGGTAGAGAGTGGGTTTTTTCAGGGGGATTCCGCCAGATGAGGCGGTGACGGTCGACGAGGCCGACGCCGAGGCTGGCGACAAGCGACGAGACGTCCGGTTGAAGGCCGCCGCGAGACCCGACGATCCCACGAGGACGACGGGCCGGCCCGCCGCAAGCCGGGCGGACGTTGCTGCAACACGGGAGGCCCGGGCACGCATGGCGACGCAAGCCGAGTGTGCCGCGCACCTGGTCATGTCGGAGCGCCGCTTTCGCGAGCTGATCGACGACGGCCTGTTCACGCGGGCCGACAAGGGGGCCTACGACCTCGACGACGTGCGCCGCGCCTACATCGAGCATCTGCGCTCGGTGGCGTCGGGGCGCGGCGGCGGCGAGGCGCAGGCCAACAAGGCCGACGAGGAGGCGCGGCGCATGCGTGCGCTGGCCGAGATCGCGGAGCTGAAGTCGGCCGAGATGAGCAACGCGCTGATCCCGGCCGACCAGGTCGCAGCATCGATCCATGAAGCGGTCACGGTGATGAAGACGAGCCTCTTGGCCATCCCGGCCAAGGCCGCCGCACGTGTCGGTGCCAAGGACGTCCGTCGGGCCGAGCAGGTCATCAAAGATGAAGTCGCAGAGGCGCTCGAAGCCCTCTCGCGCATCAAGGTCGTCGGTAACTCCCGAGACGCTTGAGCTCGGAGCGGCACACCCCGCTCTGACTCGCATCATCGGCGAAGCGTTCTCGCTTTGTGCTCCGCCGCCGGACCTGACCGTGTCGCAGTGGGCCGATGCCTACCGCATTCTCGGAGCCGACACGCCGCGGCCCGGCCGCTGGAAGACGTCGACGCAGGAGCCGGTGCGCGCCATCATGGACGCGGCCAAGGAGCCGGGCGTCCGCGAGATCGTCGTCAAGAAAGCGACGCAGGTCGGCTACACCGAGACGCTGCTCAACACGGTCGGCTATCACATCGACCTCGACCCGTGCCCGATCCTGTGGCTGCTGCCGGATCAGAAGGCCGTCGAGGAAATTTCGAAGAACCGTCTCACGCCGATGCTGCGCGATACGCCGCGGCTGGCCGGCAAAGTGGCGGCGCCGCGCTCGCGCGACAGCTCGAACACGATCTCGGGCAAGCAATTTCCCGGCGGGCGCCTGGCGCTGGTCGGCAGCCACGCGCCGAACGACATCTCGAGCCGCCCGATCCGCTTGGTCATCTGCGACGAGACCGACCGCTACGCGATCTCGGCCGGTGTCGACGGCGACCCGATGGCGCTCGCCTCGAAGCGCCAGCAGTGGTTCTGGAACCGGCTGACGATCAAGGGCTCGTCTCCGACGACGAAAGAGCGGTCGGTCATCGACCGCGAATATCGGAGAAGCGACATGCGACAGTGCTGGGTCGGCTGCCCGCACTGCGCCGACGACTGGGACGGCAAGGACGAGCCGCCGGGCGGGTGGCAGACCCTGAAGTGGTCGCAGGTCAAGTGGGACAAGAAGCCGAAGGACAGCGGACGCGGTCACGAGCATCTGCCTGAGACGGCGGCCTACCAGTGCGAGTCCTGCGGCGTGCTGTGGGACGACGAGGACCGCTACAAGGCCCTGGCCAAGCCGTTCTGGATCGCGACGGCGCCGTTCCGCGGCATCGCCGGCTTCCACCTGCCGCAGTTCTGCTCGACGGCCGTCAAGTTGCACGAGGTCGTGACGGAATTTCTCACCGCCTGGGGCAAGCTGCCCGGCACCACGGCGTCGATCGAGCTGCAGAAGGTCTGGGTCAACACCGTCCTCGCCGAGGTGTGGGAGGAGGAAGGGGAATCGGTCGACGGCACCGGCCTCGCCGGCCGCGCCGAGCCCTACGGCATCAACGACGTGCCCGACCGTGTTCTGGTCGCGACGTGCGGCGTCGACACGCAGGGCGACCGCCTCGAGGCGCAGGTGCTCGGCTGGGGCGCCGGCGACGAGTGCTGGGTGCTGGAATATCGCATCTTCCGGGGAGACCCGGCGCAGCGCGAGGTCTGGGACGAACTCGACGACTGGCTGCGCACGGCACGCTACACCCGCGCCGACGGCCGCCAGGTGCGGATCAAGGCGACGGCGATCGACTCGGGCGGCAATCATTCCGCCATGGTGCACAAGTTCTGCCGCGGCAAGACGCCGAGGCGCATCTACGCGATCAAGGGCGCGGAGGGCGCGCGCCTGATCTGGCCGCACCGCGCGAGCCGCACCAAGCACGGCCAGGACCGCGTGTTCGTGGTCGGCGTCGACACCGCCAAGGACCAGGTCTATGGCCGCCTGCGCATCGCGCCGCGCACCGACCCGAAGCGGATCGACGAGCCGCACCCGGGCCGCATCCATTTCCCGCTGCCGGACGAGGACGCCGGCACGGAACTCGTGACCGAGGAGTATTTCGCGCAGCTCACCGCCGAGGTGTGCGTGACGAAGTACAAGCTCGGCAAGCCCTACCGCGTCTGGGAAAACCCCCGGAAGGCGCGCAACGAAGCGCTCGACACGTTCGTCTACGCGATGGCAGCCCGGATGAGCCTTCGGGCCCGGCAACTGGATCGCGCGCCGATCGTCGCCGAGGCCGACGCGCCCGACGAGAGCCCGCCCGAGACCGGACTGTTGCCCGTCGTGCCGCCGGCTCCGGCCGGACGGCCACGGCTGGTGCGTCTGCCGCCACGTCCGCGCATGGCGCCACCCGGCGCCGACGGTAAGCACCACGGCCGCGATCCTGCGGCCATAGGCCGGATGTTCCGATGACCGACGCCGAAAAGCTCGCCGACCTGACCGCGCTCTATCGCGCGATCATTGCGCGCTCGTCCGGGCGCCAGGTCACGCAGGCCGGCCACAAGGACAAGCAGACCTCGTTCGCGGCGCTGCCGCTGGCCGAGATGATCAAGCTCTATCGCCAGCTCTGGTGGGCCGCCAGCGGCCTGCCGGACCTGCAGGAACTCGGCACCTCGACCGCCAAACGCCTGCGCCCGACGCGGGTCACCTTCGGAGCCGGACGCTAGCCCATGACAACCGCCGTCTCGGTTTCTTCGTCGGGCCGTCCGCGCCTGCCGGCGCCGGCTGTCCGCCGGGCGCGCGCCATGATCGAGGACGCGACGCGCCACGCCTACGTCGGCGGCAGCCACGTCAACCGCGACATCGCGCTCTGGCGTCCGCCCAATCGTTCCGCCGACGCGGACCTGCTGCGCGACCACAAGACGGTGCGCGCGCGGGCCCGCGACCTCGAGCGCAACCACCCCTACGCCCGCCAGACCATCCGCATGAGCCGGCTCGGCACCATCGGCACGCGGTTGAAGTATTCGTGTCGGCCGGACTGGCGCTTTCTCGGCATCGACGCCGAGGAAGCGATCCGCTGGGCTCAGGAATTCGAGCGGGTGTGGGAGGCCTACGCGCACTCGCCAAACTTCTGGATCGACGCCGGCCGCCGGATGGACTTCACCGGCCTGATGGGCCTGGTCCACGACGCCGACGTGATGGACGGCGAGGCGCTGTGCGCCTTCGAGTGGGACGAAGCGCGGCGCTGGCGTTCGTGCTGGCAGATCGTCGACGTCGACCGTCTCGAGAACCCGACCGGCCAGCCGGACAGCACCTACCTGCGCGCCGGCATCGCGCTCGACGAGCGCTCGTCGCCGATCGGCTACTACATCCGCAACGGCCACCCGGCCGACATCGGCCTGTTCAACAACGTCGTGCCGTCGCTGACCTGGTCCTACATTCCGCGATGGTCGGCCTACGGCCGCGCCAACGTCTGCCACACCTACGAGGTGCACCGCGCCGGACAGACGCGCGGCATCAGCGTGTTCGCTCCCGTCATCCGTGCCATGCGCATGGGGCAGGAGTATGGCGAGCTGGCGCTAGCCGCTGCCGCGCTGCAGGCCTCGTTCGCCGCCGTGCTGACCAGCGCCGCGCCCGCCGACCAGATCGCCGACATGATCGACGCGATCGAAACCGACGAGTCGACCGGCAACGGCATCACCGACTACGCCCTCGACCATCTGCGCAAGATGGCCGGCTATTACGGCACCGAGGGCATCAACTTCATGATCGCCGGCACCAAGGTGCACCACCTGGCGCCGGGCGACACGCTCGACCTGAAAAGCCCGGGCCAGCACATGGCCGGCTACGCCGACTTCCAAAGCTCGCAGGTCAAGCAGTATGCGGCGGGCACCGGCACCGACCCGATCGCGGTCAGCCAGGACTTCGCCAACGTCAACTATTCCTCGGCCAAGATGGCCGCGGCCATCAACTACCGCAGCTACGCCGATCGCCGTCGCCGCCTGACGCAGGGCGTTGGCATGCACTGTGTGGGCGCACATCTCGACGAGCTGGTGCTCGGCGGCGGCATGAAGCTGCCGAAGGGCCTTAACCCGCTCGACTACTTCGAAGCGCGGCATGCGCTGATCCATGGCGAGTTCCTGACGCAGGGCGCGCCGAACCTGGATCCGCTGAAAGAGATCCAGGCGCTGCAGAACGAGCTGATGCTCGGCGTCACGACCATCCAGCAGGCCTGCGCCGAGCGCGGGGTCGACTACCTCGACATGCTCGACCAGCTCGCCCGCGAGAAGCTCGACTTCGAGAGCCGCGGCCTGCCGGCGCCGATGATGATGGGCATGGTCCCGGCCGAAGCCGGCGGCGGCGACGGCAAGGACGACGGCGGCACGAAAAAGAAGGACGGCTGAGATGGCCCTGAAGACATCGTCCAGAATGGCGCGCCGCATCGAGGCAGCCGGCCGTGCAAAAGGCGTGGTTGGCGGCTTCATGGTCGCAGGCGGCGTTTTCAGTGTCGCATCGGCGCCCGGGGCCGGCCTGTTGGGAGTCGGCCTGGCCGGAGCCGGACTTGCATCTATTGCCAAAGGGATGTCGATGGTTGCCGCTGGGCGTTCGGCGCGCGCTCGCGCGACCGCCGTCGACACGCTGTCCCGCGGCCAGACGCAGATGGGCGCGCTCTACGGCCGCAAGCCGGGCAGCGCCTACCTCAACGCGTCCGCCGAGAAGCGCGCAGCCGCTCCCGGCGGCCGTGTCGTCGGCGGCGCGTCACCCGTTCCTGGTCGCGGCTGGGCCGCCGGTCGCGGCTTCGCCAACAGCAAAGTGCAGCAGGCCGCCCAGTCCGCCCGCCGCCGCCTGGGTAAGTAGCTCTTTAGTTGGCGCTTCGGTTGCCCACCAGCAACCGCGCTCGTTCGTTGGCGCTTCGGGTGCCGATTAGCACCCGCGCCGTGGAACCATCCACGCACGGCCGACCCGGCTCCACGCGCCGGTTGCGCCAGTGGGCAACCGAAGGCGCACGAACATGACACAGACAGGTCCGATCCCGGTCAAGCGCCCGGCGCCGGTGAACCGTCCCGGCGCCACGCGCAGCGCCAGGTCCGTCGAAGCCGCCAAGGCGCAGGCCGCGAAGGCCAAGGCCGACGCCGAGCGCGCCGCGTCGGACGCATCCGCCCGCGTCGCCGAGGCGCAGGCCCGGTCTGCGACGGCTGCCGCCGAAGCCCGCTCCGCCGAGGCGCGCGCGACGGCCGACGCCGCGGCGTCGAAAGCGCTAGCCGATCGGGTCGCGGCCGAGACCAAATCGAAGCAGGATGCCATCGAGCGCGGCCGCGAGGCGATGCCGTGGCAGATCGGCGCCAGCGCCGCCGCCATGCCGGCCGGTATCGCCGCCGGCGCCATCGCCGCCAAGATGATCGACACGCGCCAGGCCGCCACCATCGCGGCGCGCAACAAGGAAATTGCGGCGCTCGGCAAGCAGGCCGACGCGGCGCTGAAGAAAGTGCCATCGAAAGGCGTGATCGGCCGCGTGACGGGGGCCCGTCTCGCCGGCATCGTCGCCACCGCCGACAAGCTCGACCTCGGCAAGATGCGCGGCCCTGCCGGTCTGGTGCCGGCCGCGCTGCTGCTGGCGGAAGGCGCGCTGGTGCGCTTTGCGATCGCGCCGCAGATCCAGGACGAGCGCGCGCGCGCCATCGCCGGTGGTGTCGCCTCTGCCTCGGTGTTCGCGGCGACCAACCTGATCGGCGAACGCATGGTGCAGAACGCGACGCCGAAGGCGCTGCCGTCGGCCAAGGCGCTGTCGTCGATCGAGGCCGCGCGCCAGGTCGTCGGAGGCCCCGCGACGAAGGCCGTGGCGGCGAAGGCGGCCCCGGCTGCCGCCTCGACGCTGGCCCGTGTCGCCGGCGCCGTGCTCTCGCGCGGCGTTCCCATCGTCGCCGCCGGTATCGCCGCGGTGCAGATCGTGCGCGGCTACCGCCAGGACGGCGCCAAGGGCGCGGCCATGGCCGGCGCCGACGCGCTGACCTTCGGCCTCGCTTCGGCTGGCGCCGCGTACCTGACGAAGGACGCAGCCGCCAAGGCATCGGCCCCGGCCGCGCCCGCGGTCTGGTCGGTCGGCAACACCGCATTCGGCCGTGGCTGGCGCAACGGCCGTGGCTTCGCCAATCGACGCGTGCAGCAGGCCGCGCAAGCCGCCCGCCGCCGCGTAGGTAAATGATCCAAGACGCGATCGGCGTGAAGTGTGCACGGCGCGGGTGCCATGTCGGCACCTGAAGCGCCACGAAAGACAGCAACCGAAGGCGCACACATCATGCCCCACGGCATTACGCTGCAGAGCCAGTCGCCCGGCGCTGCGGGCGCCGATCTCGGCTTTCGCATCGCGGCGCTGGTCAACGGCCAGCCGATGGCGATGCGCGACCGCGAGCTGTCGCTGCTGTCGGAGGCGATCGCCGCCAACCGTTTCACGCTGCCGCGTAACCGCACGACGCAGGCTCGGATCACCGAGAAGGGCACGGCGATCGTCGAGGTGCACGGCATCCTGCTCAACCGCTCGCCCTACCTCGGCTCGTTCTGGGGCCTGTCGTTCTACGAAGGCCTGGGCGAGCAGTTTCGCCGCCTTGCCACCGACCCCGAGGTCAAGCGCGTCGTGCTCGACGTCGACAGCCCGGGCGGCATGGTCACCGGCCTCAAGCAGTGCGCCGCCGCGCTCGAGGAGCTGGCCGACAAGAAACCCGTGTTCGCGCTGGCGCACGACATGGCGGCCTCGGCCGGCTACTGGCTGGCCTGCGTCGCGCAGGAGTTCTCGGTCACGCCTGACGGCGAGGTCGGCTCGATCGGCGTCCGCGCCAGTCACGTGAGCTTCGCCGAGGCGCTCGACCGCGACGGCGTGGTCTTCACGACGTTCACGGCCGGCGCCACCAAGGCCGACCTCAACCCCTACGCGCTGCTCGACGACGGCGCCGCCGCCGAGCAGCAGTTCGGCATCGAGCGCGCCTACGACCGCTTCGTCGCGCACGTCGCGCGTCACCGGCCGCTGGACGACGCCGAGATCCGCGCCACCGATGCGCGCACCTTCACCGGCGACAAGGCCGTCGAGGCCCGCCTCGCCGACCGTGTCGAGACGCTCGAAGACATGATCGAGCGCGTCGAGAAGGACAGCCCCAAGGTCAAGCGTCGTCCCAAGTCCACCGAACCCGGTTCGAGGGCCGGCAAGAAGCCGCCCGAGCGTGATCCTGTCCGCCCAGCCGACGATGTGCCGGCCGCGGGTCGTCCCCTGAACCAACGAGGAGCAAGGCTCATGAGTGAGCACACTGAAGGCGCGGGGGGCCGGTTCTCCGCCGCCGACGTCGCCGAGGCCGTGATGGCGGTTCGTGGCAGCATGGCGCGCGCCGACGGCAGCCGCGAGGCGCCGCGCCAGGCGGCATCCGACGACAAGGCCGAGCAAGCCGCCGGGCCGGACAAGGTCGCGTCCGCGGTCGAGGCCGAGCGCGCGCGCATCTTCGGTATCCTCGAATCGGCCGAGGGCAAGGCGCGCCCGAAGATGGCCGTCAAGCTCGCCAAGTCGGGGCTCGCCGTCGAGGCGGCGGTCGACGTGCTCGCCGAGGCGCCGACCGAGGCGGCCGAAGCCGGCGGCGGCGACGCGGCCAAGCTCGCCAAGGCCTTCGCGGCCGAGGTGGCGAAGCCCGGCAACACGGCCGGCGTCAAGCCCGAGGCCGACGGCGCTGCCAAGAAGCAGAGCTTCGCCGACCTCTGCGGCGTCACCGCCAAGAAAAGCTGAAAGCAGCAGCTAGCCCCGTTTCCATCTGGCGCGCGTCGCCGAGACGATAGGTCCGATCCATGACCAACAGCGTTTTCCCCAAGGTCGCGCACGACTGGCTCAAGCACGAGCTCGACCCCCGCCTCTTCCGCCGCGCCGGCACGATCCTGTCGGGCACGGCGGCGCTCGTCTCCAGCACGGTGCTCGGCAAGATCACCAAGGGCACCGGCACCGCCGCCGCCAAGTCCGGCGGCAACACCGGCAACGGCACCATCACCATGGACGTCACCACGCCGGTGCTCGCCGGCGCCAAGGTCGGCGTCTACGCGGTGCGCTGCATCACGGCAGCCGCCAACGGCGGCACGTTCCGCGTCGAGGATCCGGACGGGTTCGTGATCGGCGACGTCGCCGTGGGCGCGACCTTCGCCGACGACGTCAAGTTCGTCATTGCCGACGGCGCCAGCGACTTCATTGTTGGCGACGGCTTCGACATCACGGTCGCCGAGGGCTCCGGCAAGTATGTGCCGGTGGCGTTCACGGCCAACAACGGCTCGGAGGTCGCGGCAGCCATTGCGATCGACGCCGTCGACGCCAGCGCGGCGGACAAGGAGACGGCGGTCCTGATCGGCCACGCGCAGATCGCGTCGTCGCTGCTCACCTGGCCGGACGGCGCGACCACCAACCAGAAGAACGCCGCGCTCGCGCAGCTCGCCCTGCTCGGGATCGTCGACCTCCAGCGGTACTGATTGTGCTGGGCGCTTCGGTTGCCCACACGCAACCGCGCCGTTTGGTTGCGCCTTCGGTTGCCCACTGGCGCAACCGGCGCGTGGAAACATCGGCACCCGGTGCGTGGATGCAGCAGCGCCGTCGCCCGTCGCTCGCCGCCTGACCTCAACTTCGGAACGGATCTGACACATGCCCCAACTCGACCTCAATACCCTGGTCGGCGAGCGTTTCTCGACGCTGCAGCTCACCATGGGCATCAACAAGCGCTCGAACGAGTACGGCCTGCTGAACGGCATGGGCCTCTTCTCGGAGAAGGGCATCCCCGAGCGCTTCGTCAAGATCGAGACGCGCAACCAGACGCTGAACATCATCCCGACGTCCGCCGTCGGCACGCCGGCGCCCGCCGCCGACGATCCGGATGGCCGCGAGGTGATCCCGCCGATTCCGACCTTCCGCCACGCCAAGATGCACACGCTGCTGGCGGAGGATCTGCAGGGCGTCCGCGCCTTCGGTACCGACGACATGCCGGAATATCCGGACATGAAAATGATGGAGATGCTGGACAAGATCCAGCGCGAGCACATGCAGACGCGGGAGTTCCTGCGCTGGCAGGCGCTGAAGGGCAACGTCTACGACGCCGACGGCGCCCGGCTGCTCTATAACGTCTACACGCTGATGGGCGAGTCGCAGCAGACCATCGACTGGGACCTCACCGACGACACCGCCGTCGACCCGATCCTCGACGGCAACGACGAGCTGCTCGACTATCTCGAGGACCAGGCGCTCGGCGAGACCATCACCGGCATCGTCAAGTTCTGCTCGCCCGGCTACTGGTCGGCGATGATGAAGAACAAGGCCTTCCGCGAGGCCTACAAGTACTTCTCGGAGCAGGGCGGCGGCGAGATCAACCCGAACCGGCACCTCGTGCGCCAGTTCCACTACAAGGGCGTGACCTACATCCGCCATCGCGGCTCGTGCTCGTACAAGAAGCGCGACGGCACGGTGGTGACGCACACCTTCATTCCGGCCAACGAGGCGATCGCGGTGCCGATGGGCACCTACGAGTGCTTCAAGACGTTCTTCGGCCCGGCCGAGTTCCTCGAGACGGTCAACACCGAGGGTCTGCCGCTGTACGTCAAGCCGGACGTCATGAAACTCGACATGGGCATCGAGCTGCACTCGTTCTCGCACCAGCTCAACCTGGTGACCAAGCCCCGCCTCGTCGTGAAGTGCACGATCACGCCATAAGCGTGGCGCCTTCAGGTGCCGACTAGGCACCCGGCGCGTGGATGACGCTGACGCTGCGGGCGGCTTCGGTCGCCCCAGCACGACACGGGGGACGCGCCGGTTGCTGCCCATTCGGAGCATGGCTCCGCCATGACTGGGTAACCGAAGGCGCAAGGAGAGACTTCATGGACATCCTGCTGCGTGAAGCGCGGGCGGTGACGCTGCCGTCAGGCGCTCGACAGACCTATCCGGCCGGCTGGACGGGCGATGCGCCCGAAGCCGCTGCCCGTGCCTGGATCGACGAGGGCGTCGCCGTGCGCCTCGGTCCGTCGCCGGTCGCCGCAGCCGCGTTGACGCCGAAGCAGACCGCGATCCTGGCCGCCGCCGCCAACGAGATCGAGAAGGCCCAAATCGCCGCAACCGCCGCCGCGACGGCGCCCGTCTCCGACGGCACGGGCGAGGGCGCCACCGATGAGGTCGATCTCGAAGCCATGAGCGACGACCAGCTCGCCGCGGTCGCCGCCGACCTCGGCATCACACCCGGCCGCCGCTCGCGTGCGCGCCTGATCGACGCCATCGCCAAGAAGGCCGCGCAACTCGACGCGGCGGAAGCCGCCGCGGCCGCCGCCGCCAACACCGGAAACGACGCCTGATGCCGCTGGTCGACTTCGGCGCGGACGTGCACGCGCACCTGATGGACATCTACGGCGACGCCGTGACCTGGCTCGGCCCGACCGGCGTCGTCACAGTGCCGCCGCTCGTTGCCATCTTCGACCGTCACCACGAGGTCCTCCTCGAGGAGGTCAAGGGCTCCGAGCTCGACGCCTCCGGCCACTCGACGACATTGCCGGTGCTCTCGGTTCGGCTCCGCGACTTCTCGACGGCGCCGGCGCAGGGCGACCGCGTCACCATCGGCGCCGAGACGTTCCGCGTCTGGGACATCCAGCCCGACGGGCAAGGCATGGCCGACCTGGTTCTCAGGCTTTCTTCTTAGTTGCGCCTTCGGGTGCCGACTAGGCACCCGGCGCGTGTTGCGCCTTCAGGTGCCGACGTCATGGCGAAGCCATGCTCCGCATGGACGCACCCGGCGCGTGGACCCGTTCACGTATGAGCTAGCTGCTCCACGCGCCGGTTGCGTGTGGGCAACCGAAGGCGCCACGAACATGCAGGTGCATTCAATTTGGACGGCGGGCATCCGCGACAAGCTGATCGCCGCGGGCCTGGCCGGCGGCAACGTCGAGCGCGACCGCAGCATGCCGACGCGGGGTCCGACCCTGCCGATCTGCCTGATCGCCGTCGTCGACGACAAGGCCGTCGCCGATCGCGACCCGCGCGCCGGCATTCCGCGCTTCAAGAACGAGTGCGAACTGGTCATCGAACATCGCGACGACGCCGACACCGGCCCGGCGCTGCGCCAGAAACTCTACGCGGCGTCGCAACTCATCCTCGGCACCGTCCTCGCCGACCTGTCGTGGTCCGGCACGGTCGACGGCATCGATCCGCTCGAGGGCGTCGCCCGCGTCGATGTCGCCTACGACATCCCGCCCGATGGCGAGGCCGAGATGGGCCGCGTGGTGGTGACGCTGCGCCTGCTGCACGCCACGTCGTGGTCGCCGGTCGCGACCGACGACTTTGCCCTTGCCTCGATCGGCGTCGACACTGGCGGCGATGCGCCGGAGATCGGCGCCACGTTCCCAGTCCCCGTCGTTTGAGTTGCGCCAACCGACTCCCCGGCCGGGGAGCCGGCCGGTTGGCGCGTGTTCTGCCAGCCAACAACCCCGAGGATACCCATGCAGCGGATTTTCGTGACGCCGCGGGCCGGTCTCAAGGTCCGCGACCCCCACCGTCCGGCCGACGGCTACCTGCCCGCCGATGGCGCCTGGAAAGAGGACAGCTCGGCCTGGCGCCGCCTGGCCCGCGCCGGCGACGTGATCGTCGCCACCGAGGCGACCATGAAGCCCGCCGCCCGCGCCGCCGAGGCGAAGAAGTAAGGGAAGAGCTTTTCGTGGTCCCCGGCGACTCCCCTGAGGGGAGCCGGCCGCCGGGACGTGAGATTTCCTGACGAGGACCAGCCTTCATGCCCATCAGCTTCACCGACATCGCCCCGACCACCCGCCTGCCGCTGTTCTGGGCCGAGGTCGACCCGAGCCAGGCCGGAACCTTCGCCAACTACCAGCGCGCGCTGCTCGTCGGCTACAAGCGCTCGACCGGCACGGGCGTCGCCAATACGCTCTATCGCATCTCGTCCTACGACCAGGCGCGGATCCTCGCCGGGCGCGGCTCGCACGCCGCCGGCATGTGGGACGCCTGGTTCAAGAACAACCTGTTCGACGAAGCCTGGGGCATCCTGGTCGACGAGCCGTCCGCCGGTACCGCCGCCTCCGGCACCATCGCCTTCTCCGGCACCGCCACCGCATCGGGCATCGTCACGGCCTACATCGGCGGACGCAAGGTGACGGCCGCCGTCACGGTCGGCGATGCCGCCGCCGCGGTCGCCACCGCCTTCAAGAACGCCTGCGACGCCGCACTCGACCTGCCCGTCTCCGCCGGCGTTTCGACCGTCACCGTGACGCTGACGGCGCGCTGGAAGGGCGTCGACGGCAACGGCATCGACATGCGCCTCAACTACTTCGGCGCGCTCGCCGGCGAGGCGCTTCCCGCCGGCATCACGGCCACCGTCACCGCCATGGCGAACGGCGCCGGCGTGCCGGATCTCGACGACGCGCTGGCGGCGCTCGGCGATCAGGAATTCGACACCGTCGTCTTCGGCTGGAACGACACCACCACGCTCAACGCCATCGACACCGAGTGGGCGCACGCCGGCGACGTCGGCCGATGGTCGTGGCTGCGCCAGATCTTCGGCCACTGCTACGTGGCCAAGGACGGCACCGTCGGCGACCTGCAGACCTACGGCGCCGCCCGCAACGGCGCGCACGTCACCTGCTGGGGCTACAACGGCTCGCCGATGCCGTTCTGGGAGCGGGCCGCCGGCTACGCCGCCAAGGCCCACCGGGCGCTGCTCAACGACCCGGCTCGCCCGCTGCACACGCTGCCGATCGCGGGCATTCTGCCGGCCGTGCCGGAGCTGCGCTTCTCGAAGGGCGAGCAGAACTCGCTCGCCTTCGACGGCATTTCGGTCTGCGAGGAAACCTCGGACGGCGGCCTGGTGATCAAGACGTCGTTCTCGATGTACCAGAAGAACACCCACGGCCTCGACGACAACGCCTTCCTGAAGGTGCAGACCCTGGCGACGCTGGCGTACGTGCTGCGCTCGCTCCGATTCCGCATCGTGCAGAAGTTCCCGCGCCACAAGCTGGCCAACGACGGCACCCGCTTCGGCCCCGGCCAGGCGATCGTGACGCCGAAGACGGCCAAGGCCGAGATCGTCGCGCACTACCGCGAGCTCGAGTACCTGGGCCTCGTCGAGAACGCGCAGGCGTTCAAGCAGAACCTGATCGTCGAGCGCAACGTCTCGAACCCGGACCGGCTCGACGTGCTCTACCCGCCCGACCTGGTCAACCAGCTCGACGTGTTCGCCGTGCTGGCGCAGTTCCGCCTGCAGTTCCCGGCCGAGCTGCCCGAGCAGGCGCTTCCCATCGCCTAACGGCGATGGGGTTTTAGTTGCGCCTTAGGTTGCCCACAAGGCAACCGGCGCGTGGTTTTTAGTTGGCGCTTCGGCTGCCCACCAGCAGCCGCGCCGTGGACACACCGACGCCCAGATAATCCACGCGCCGGGTGCCTAGTCGGCACCTGAAGGCGCAACGCAAGGAGACTTCCTATGGCGCAGAACCGGATCGCCGGCGTCGCCTACGTGAAATACGACGGCCGGCCGCTGCCCCTCGAGGGCGGCTGGACGGTCAACTTCGCCAAGCTGAAGCGCGAGGGCAAAGCCGGCCAGTCGGGCGTCAACGGCTACAAGGAAATGCCCGAGGTGCCGTCGATCGAGGGCGAGGTCGCGACCACGGCCGAGGTCTCGGTCGAGGACCTCGTCGCCATCACCAACGCCACGGTGCAGCTCGAGGCCGCCAACGGCAAGGTCTACGTGCTGCGCAACGCCTGGACGGCGGACGCCTACGAGATCGACACCGAGGAAGGCAAGATCAAGGTCAAGTTCGAAGGTCTCGACATCGACGAGATCACTTAACGCTGGGCGCTTCGGTTGCCCACCAGCAACCGAGCCGTTTCGTGGCGCCTTCGGTTGCCCACTGGCGCAACCGGCGCGTGGAAACCCGCAGCGCCTGCTGCATCCACGCGCCGGGTGCCTAGTCGGCACCTGAAGGCGCAAGCAAAAGAGCCTGGGGAAGGGGATAGCCCCAGGCGGTCAACGTCGTCATCGGGGGAAAGATCATGGCTCAGAATTCTGACGGCTACATGCCGTTTTCGCGGGTGGCTGGTGGCGGCGCTTCGAGTATTTCTCGCGGCGCGGCACCAGCGGCTTCTCGTGGCGCTTCAGATGCCCACATGGCATCCGCGCAGTCTCGTGGCGCTTCAGATGCCCACATGGCATCCGCGCAGTCTCGTGGCGCTTCGGGTGCCGACTTCGCACCCGCGCCGGAGCAGCACTACGCCGAGCCGACGTCCCGGCCGCGGCCGGAGATGCGGCCCGCGCCACAGGGCTACGGCGAGCCGCAGGACGGCTACGAGCCGCAAGCCTCGCCCGCCGCCGTCTCGGCCGCGCAGGGCCGCCCGGTGAGCCAGCCGGAGGACGAGGGCGTCGTCGTGCTGTCCAAGCCCTACATGGCCTACGGCGAGCCCGTCACGCGTCTCCGCTTGCGCCGGCCAGTGACCAAAGACATCAAGCAGTGCGGCAACCCGATCAAGCTGACGCTGGCGCCGAACGGGACGATCGCCGACATCGAGATCAAGTGGGACGTGGTTTCGGCCTACATCCCGCTGCTCGCGGACCCGCCGGTGACGCCGGCCACGGTCGACCAGTTCGAGTTCTTCGACCTCGACGCCTGCGCCGCGGTGATCGCCGGTTTTTTCGTGAAGACGGTCTGATCGGCGGCGCTGATCCGGTCCTGTCGGCCTACTGGCTCGCCCACACCTACCACCAGCCGCCGGACATGTTCCTGGCGCTGACGCCGCGCGAGATCGACGCGCACATGGCCGAGACGACGCGCATGCTCGAAGCCGTCGCCAAGGCCCGAAAGGATAGTTGATGGCCGGACCCCTGGATCTTCGCGGCCGTGTCGTCGTCAGCGATGGCGCGACCGGCACGCTCAACCGCATCAAGGCCAGCCTGCAGTCGGTCGGCCAAGAGACGCGCCGTCTCTCGGCCACCAGCCAGTACCTCGGCAACGTCGGCCGCTCGGTCGGCGTCTATGCGCAGCGCACGCAGCGCCACGCCACGGCCATGTCGGGGGCGGCGGCCGTCGCCGGCGTCGGCCTCGGCGGCATCATCGCCTCGACGCGAGAATTCAACGAGTCGAAGTTCGGCTACGGTTTCGCGCGCATCACCGACTACATCAAGGACGGCCGGCTCGACCTGCAGGGCTGGAAAAAGGACATGGACGCGACGGCACATTCGGTGCGCCGCGCCGCCAAGGACTTCGGCACCACCGCCGACGTGACCATGAAGGCCCGCGAGGAAACCGAGAAGCTCGGCTTCAAAGGCCGCGAGTCGGAATCGATCTTCGGCGCGGCGCTAGGGCTGCACCTGTCGGAGCCCGGCGCGCTCGCCTCGGGCGAGGCGGCCAAGTACATGGGCGCCGTCTACCGCGCCTACGAAAAGCACCGCGAGGATCTGGCGAAGAAACTCGGCAAGGACGCCAACGACCCGGCGTTCCGTGACGCCTACATCAAGGGCCTTGCCGGCAAGGCGGCCGTCGCCGGCTCAGAATCGGCGCTCGGACCGGCCGACATCGTCGAGGGCATGCGCCAGTTCGCGCCGCAGTGGGCCGCGATGGGCATTCCCTACGAGTTCGCTTTGGCGACACTGGCGCACGGCTCGAACTACGGCTTCCGCGCGCCGGAACTCGGCACCGCCTACAAGTCGATGGTGACGAAGATCATCAACCCGACGGCGGCCGCGCTCGGCGTGTTGAACAACCTCAACATCGACCGGCAGAAGTTCTTCAAGGGCGGCGCCGTCGAGCCGGGCAAGGCGACCACCGCGATCAACAGCCTGCTCTCTGGCTCGGTCTACACCGGCAAGCGAGGCGCCAAGAACAAGGCGTCGATCCGCGCGCTGCTGGACCAGGGCTACAAGGACGGCACGGTCACGACGCCGGACTTCCAGGAGAAATTGACCAACCGCGTGATGCGCATGCTCGGCCCGTCGTGGGCCGGCCGCGCGCAGGAGGTTCACCAGGCCGTCGCCAACGCCACGGTCAACGCCACGGGCGACGTCGACCTCCCGGGCTACATCAAATCGCTGCGCGACGCCGGCGCGACGGTCGGCCAGATCGCCACCATCTTCGAGGGCCGGCACGTCTCGCGCAACATGCCGATCTTCCAGTTCTACGACAAGCTGATCGAGACCTACGACAAGCTGAAGGCCGTCGACGGCGGCGTCATGGATGCCGTGGTCGAGGGTCGCAAGTCGAGCGAGGCCGGCTCGACCGACCAGCTCTTCGGCGCGTGGAAAGAGCTGATGCTCGCCATGCAGGACACCGGCGTCATCGAGACCGCGAAAAACGCGCTGATCGGCCTCGCCGATGCGCTGCGTGCCTTGCCGTCCGACGTGGTGAAGTACGCTACCGGCCTCACGCTTCTCGCCGGCGGCGTCGCGGCGCTCGGCGTCGCGGTCACGGCCGCCATGCCGATCCTGCGGTTGCTCCGCTCGATCGGCGTGCTGGGTCTCGGAGCTGCCGGGGCTGCGGGCACGGCGCTTGCCGGTGCGCGCATGGCGGGCGGGTTCCTCGGGCCCGCTGCGGTCGGCGCGCCGATCATGGGGGCTGGTGCCGCCGCTGCGGCGGGGGCCGGGGCCGGTGCGGTTGCGGCCGGCGCCGCCAGGCGCATGGTCTGGCGTGTCATCCCGGGGCTCGGCGCCGTGCTGATGGCGGCCGGGGCTTACAGTGCATGGCAGCGCGGCGGCAGCGCCTCCGACATCGCCCTCGGCGCCATCGGCATCGACACGGCGCAGGCGGCGCCGGCGACGTCGGTGCCGAGCATCCCGAACCCAGCCGACGCTATGACGGCGTTGCCCGGCACCGCCAACAACCCGGTCGCGGCCTTGCGGGCGCAGCTCTCGGCGGTCGACCTCACGGCCGAGGGGCAGCGCATCATGTCGACGCTCGAGTCCGGCATCCGCAACGGCACCGCCGGCGTGCTGGGCGCCATGGACCAGGCCGTCGCCGGCATCCGCGAGCGCGCCGCCTCGGCAGCCAGCGCCGGCCGCGTCAACCTCAACACCGGCCCGACCATGAGTGGTGCCCGATGACGGTCGAAACCTCCACGCGCCCGATGCGCAGTGGGCATCCGAAGGCGCCACGATAATGTCCTGGAAAGACAAGCTGCGCCCCGCCTCGTTCCGCGGCGTGGCGTTCCACATGGAGGATCGCAGCCATGAGACCGGGCGGCGCATCCACAACCACGAGTATCCGAAGCGCGACGAGAATTTCGCCGAGGACATGGGGCGCAAGACGCGCCACTGGCAGGTCAACGCCTACGTCATCGGCGACGACTACATGGCGCAGCGCGACCGCCTGGTCGCGGCCTGCGAGCGGCAGGGCGCCGGCAGCTACGTCGACCGCTGGCGCGGCTCGGTCAAGGCTGTGTGCGAGACCATCAGCCTGGTCGAGACCGAGCAGGACGGCCGCTTCGCCAAGTTCTCGATCAAGTTCACGGCGGCCGGTTCGCAGCCGTCGGCGCTCGGCGTGGCGGCGGCCGGCGCGCAGCTCATCGGCGCGGCACAATCGCTCTCCGGCGCGGCGCTGGCCTCGTTCTCGGCCTCGGCCGTGACCGAGCAGCGCCTCGACCCGCGCCGCCTCGGTGAATTGGGGCTGGCGCTCGTACAACTCGGCGCCGACCGCAGCACGGCGCGCGGCATCGACGGCGAGATCCTGCTGCTGGCACGCGTGATCCGGAGCGCTGGCTGAAGCGATAACGACGACACCACGGCGGCCCAGCTCCACGCGCCGGTTGCGCCAGTGGGCAACCGAAGGCGCCAAGAAAAAAAGGCGCAACGAAAATGGCATCTCGCACACCCGACTACGTCCTCGCCGGCGTGCGCACGGTGCTCGAGGCGGTGCTGCCGCTGCTCGATCGCACGCCGGGTGTCGTCGCCGACGAAACCCTGTTCGCCGGCTACCGGCGCCGTCTCAAGGTACTGGCCGACGACCCGCGTGCGGCGGCCCGCTCGGCGACGCTGGCGCAGGACCTGGCCGAGATCGTCGACGGCTATCGCGCGGCCTCGGCCGACCCGGCGGCGGTGGTCGCCGGCCTCGAGTCCGTGGTGGTCGCGGTGCGCGGCTTCGTGCCGGTGGCGGCGGTCAACGCCGTGCGCGCCCGGCAACGCGCCGTCGAGGTGAAATTCACGACGCTGGTCGAAGCGCTGGCCGTGGCTGGTGCCGTGCGCGCCGTATCCGACCTCGAGATCGACAGCTACGAGCAGGCCGAGCGGCTTCGCGCACGCCTGCGCCGTCTGGTCGACCTCGCGGTCGAGCGGGCGGCCGACGCGGAGGAGACGCTGCTGGTGCGCGCGCTGCGCGAGGCCGGCGGCTGGGTGGCGCGCGATCTGATCGAGCGTGGCCGTCCTCTGGCGCGGATCGTCGCCTACCAGACGCATGTGCCGCTGCCGGCCGTGGTGCTGGCGCATCGGCTCTACCAGGACGCGGGCCGCGCCGGCGAGCTCGCCGCGCAGAACCCCGGCCACGATCATCCGAGCTTCCTGCCGATGGCCGGTAAAGCGCTGAGTAGGTAACATGCCTCTCGATCTGGGACCTTCCGCGCTGGCGTCGCTGGCGGCGCTGCCGTTTGCGCCGGGCACGGTCACGCTGCTGGTCGGCGGCATGCTCTACGACGGCTGGACCTCGGTCGAGGTGCGCCGTTCGGTCAAGCAGATGTCCGGCGAGTTCACGCTGATCGTCGAGGAGCGGTGGACGGGCGGCGCCGGTGGCGGCGGGCCCGCGTCGCTGCTCGAGTGGCGCATCCGCCCCGGCGACCCGTGCCAGATCTTCTACAAGGGCGTGCTGGTCATGACCGGGCACGTCGACGCCTACAACCCGCGCTACTCCGACACCAGCCACACGGTGACGATCCAGGGCCGCTCGAAAACCGCCGACCTGGTCGACAGCTCGGCGATCATCCCGAACGGCGAGATGAACAACGTCGGCCTCGACCAGGTGGCACGCCGCGCCATCGCCCGCTACGGCATCGGCCTCAAGGTGGAGGCCGAGGGGCTGGAGCCGTTCGACCGCGTGTCGGTGTGGCCCGGCGAGACGGTGCACCGCTTCCTCGACCGCTACGCGCGACCCGGTGCCGTGGCACTGACCGACGACGAGCACGGCAACCTGCGCCTGCTGCACGTCAAGGACGGCGCGGCGGCGGCATCGTTGACCGAGGGCGTCAACATCCTCGAGGCCTCGGCCATGCTGCGGGCCGACAACCGGCACTCGGAATACAACGTGCTGGGGCAGGACCGCGGCACCGACGAGGAGTACGGCGAGCCGGTGGCGCAGCGGCGCTCGCGGGTCAAGGACGAGGCCGTCAAGCGGCACCGGCCGATGGTGCTGCTCAACGAGACCAAGACCAGCCGCAAGGCGGCCCGTTCGCGCGGGGCGTGGGAAGCGGCAAAACGGGCCGGGGAATCGACCCGCGTCGAGGTCAAGGTCTACGACTGGATGTACGCGGCGGGGAAGATCTGGGCGCCCGGCATGATCGTGCAAGTGACGTCGCCGATGCTGTCGGTCGACCGCACGCTGGCGCTGGAGAAGGTTTCGTTCTCGCTGTCGGACAAGGGCACGCTCGCGAGCCTGTCGCTGGTGCCGGTCGAGGCGCTGAACCCGAAGGCCGGCAAGGGCTCCAACAATGGCGACAAGGTCTGGGCCGAGACCGGCCCCGAGGACGAGCCCGAGGACCTGACCGGCGACCAGAACTTTTAGATGGCGCTTCAGGTGCCGACACGGCACCCGCGCCGTGGACCCGTTCACGCATGAGCTAGCTGCACCCACGCGCCGGTTGCGTGTGGGCAACCGAAGGCGCCAGGAAAAATGGACGAGCACTTCACGCGCCAGGACGAGCAGATGATCTTCGAGCGCGTGCGCCACATGATCGCGCGCGGCGTGGTGCGCTCGGTCGACGATTCGAAGCTTATGCAGGAACTGTCGCGGATCGATCTCGAGACCGGCTACCGGCCGACCAAGATCGAGCACTGGCACCCCTACGGCTTCGTGCAGCACCCGAACGACGGCGCCGAGGTGATGGCGCTCTCGCTCGGCGGCAACCGCGACCACATGATCGTGATCGCCACCGCCGACCGCCGCTACCGGATGAAGGTGGCCAAGGGCGAGGTGGCGCTGCACGACGACCAAAGCCAATTCGTGCACCTGAAGCGTGACGGTGTGATCGTCAAGTCGCCGCACAAGGCGACGGTCGAGGCGCCGACCATCGAGCTTAAAGGCAACGTGTCGATCGTCGGCAATCTCGCCGTCCAGGGCGACGTGTCCAATACCGGCGACATGACCACCGGCGGCGTCCACACCGACAGCCTCGGCGACCACGCTTGATGGGTGGTCGCGGCGACTCCCCTGCGGGTAGCCGGCCGCCGCGACGTTTCTGAGACGTAACGATAGGCCTCGGCCGTCTCCGGCCTGCGGCACTGACGCACCAACGGCCTATCCGACTCCACGCGCCGGGTGCCTCGTCGGCACCCGAAGGCGCCACGAAAGAAGGCGCAACCAAAATGGCCGATATTCGTGTCGTCTGGGACGCCGACGCGTTCTCGGGCGACTGGCTGCTGTCCGGCGGCGCGCTCGACACCACGCGCGAGTTGGTCACGGCCGTGGCGATCGCGCTCTTCACCTGGCGCACGGCCGAGGACGACGACCCGCTGCCCGCCGGCGACGGGGACCGCAAGGGCTGGTGGGGCGACCACGAGGCGGCCGAGATCCACGGCGGCTGGCCGATCGGCTCGCGGCTGTGGCTGCTGGTCCGCGAGAAGCAGACCGAGGACACCCGCGCCCGCGCCGAGGCCTACATCCGCGAGGCGCTGGACCCGTTCGTCACGATCGGCCTCTGCCAACGTGTCGACGTCGCCGTCGACTGGTACGCGCACGAGCGGCTCGGCGCCGAGATCGTGCTGACGCGCGGCCCGGCCGATAGCATCGCCGTGCGCTTCGAAAGCTTGTGGGCCGAGATCTCGGCCGCCGCCACGCCGCCCGAGCCGCTGCCGCTCGCGCCGCAACAGCTCTTCGACCATGACTTCGCACCGGAGTTCGCATGACCACCGTCGACACCGCCCGCGCCCTCATCGACCAGCACATCGCGCCGGGTGCGCCGCGCTCCATCAAGTCGCAGGAGGTGGCGGAGATCCTGCACACCATCTGCTATGCCGTGGACGAGCGCGCGCTGCCGAGCTTCGGGCAGACGACGCTCTACGCGAACAAGACCGCGCTCGACGCCGACTTGGCTCACGGCCTTGGGGCGTCGGCCTGGGTCTACGCCGATGCGACGGCGGCCAACAACGGCATCTACCGCAAATCCGGCGCCAGTGGCACGGGCTCGTGGGTGCGCGTCCTCGACCTGCCGTTCGGCGTGATCCCGATCACCGACCTCGCCGGCACAGATACGCTCACCGGTTCGTCGCCGTGGCCGCTGCCGTCCGGCGATCGCCGCGCGCTGATCTCGCTGGTGCCGCTCAATACCTCGACGGGGCCGGTGACGCTGGAAGTGGGCGGCGCCGATCCGTTCGATGTTGTCGACGGCGCCGGCAATCCTCTGGCGAATGGCGCGCTTGTGGCCGGCCGGCCGGTGATGGGCATGATGGTCTCCGGTGATCTGCGCCTAATCGGCGAGTCCGATCTCGCAGCGTCTGTCGCGGCGGCCGCGGCAAGTGCTGCCGCGGCAGCAGCCAGTGCGGCTCTCGTCGATCTCGGGGCCCTCGATGATGCCGCGGCAGCGACGGCCGCTGATGCCATTGCAACGGCCGCCGATCTGGTCGAAACGGCAGCCGATGTGGTTGCAGCAGAGGCTGCCAAAGCCGGGGCAGAGACTGCGCGAGATGCGGCGTTTGCGAACGCCAGTGTCTATTCTGACATCGCCACCGGTCGCGCGACCGTTGCCAACGGTGCGCAGTTCATGGTCGTCGATGGTAGCGAGATCGTGCGCTATCAGAGGGTCGATGCGTCCACGCAAACCGAGGTGGCGCGCTATCCGGCTTCAGCGGCCGTCTATGGCGCAGTCGTGCACCGCTGGGGTGCCTCTCGGGAGGCAGATCGGTCCTACAATGACAACCGGCTGCGGCCGGCACAGAAGTCGGACCCCACACTAATGAAGGGCGCAGGCGGCGCCATCCTGACGACGACTGCGGACGCGGGCGGCAACAAAATCAACACGGACGGCACGCTCACGATCGGTGCTAGTTCGTGGATCGAGTGGGCCTCGAAGGACAAGACGGATTACGATCCGGGCGGATATTATTATCTCTACATCGTGGGGAAAAGCCCTGACGTCGTCGACAACTTGACGGTCGCCATACAACAGAACTCCGTCTCGACCATCGCCGTCGACTTCGCCTATGATCGCAGCGAGCGTGGCGTTCTGAAGATCGTCTTTCGAAACCGGAAAAACTCCGACAGCCTCCCGGTCAATTCTTTTTGGCCCCGCATCACCAACACCAGCGGCGGGGCGATTGAGATCTTCCGCCCATCGTGGACGTTTGAGGACAACACAAACATTCCTTACGACATGATGCGGCGTCTCAAAGAGGAGGCGCCTCTCTCGCAACCTGAAATCCGATCGTTCGAGTTTTGGCGTGATCCAGGGTTTTTCCAGCTCGATAGCGAGCAGTGGCTCAGGGCCACCACGATCGCCGTCGATAGCGTAAACGGCAACAACGCCAACGCCGGCACGCGCTATGCCCCCAAGCAGACGCTGGCGAGCATCGGCTCGGCCGGGTCGATGGCCAACGGAACCGTCGTTGCGCTCCGGCGCGGCTCGATCTGGCGTGAGCAGTTGCAGGCATTCTATGGCGCGGACGCTTGGGACTGCGCCTTTGTGGCTGATGATCGTGGCAACAAGGGTGGCATGCCGATCATCTCGTCGTGGCTGCCGATCGCCGACGGCAACATCACAGATAACATGGACGGCACCTACTCGTTCACGTTCACTGCCAATGCCACGTCGCAGCCGGCGCTCGATAGCGGCGGCAACAATGGCTATCACCGCGTGCTCGTCCGCGAGAGAAACGTTGCCAGAGACGCGGCGGGCAATACGATCTCTGGCGGCACCGTGCTGCGGTGGGTCGCGACCATCGGAGAGCTGGCGACAGCCGCAGGCCGTGCCTACGCAGCCTATTCTGCCGGAACATGGACTGTGACCTTCAGGCCGCGCACGGGCGTCACTCCGCTCGATGGATCGAACACCTACGAGGTCACCGCACAGCGAGCGTGCATCACGCAGGCGAGCGGCAACACCACGGGAAAGAATGCCAGCTTTGTCGGGGCCCATTTCGACGGCGCCGCTGACGGATACGGGATGCTCTCAAGCGGTGTCGGGTCGTTGATCGACTTCTGCGCCCTCACGGATGGTGACACGCATCACGCCGTCATGGCGAGCATGAAGATCATGCGGTCGCTGATCTCGTCCAATGGCGACGTGTCCGACTCTATCACGGTGGCATACTCAACAGGGGTCAATACCGAGGACACGGTGAATGTCTTTGACCGCTGCTTCCTTTTCACGACGGGCGGTCCTTATGCGCACAACAATGTGGATGAGACCAAGCGGGCAAAGGCTCTGATTGTCGAGCGCAATTATTTGATTGGTCGTCGCGATGCAATCACCAACGCCATTGAGGCTCAGGTTGGCGTTGCCGACCAGACTGACATGATCATCCGTCGTGGTAATTACGCGCGGTCGGTATTGGCCGAAGCCGATCGCAGCGCTACGACGTTCGCCCCGATGGTATATAGCGAAGACAATTTCATTGACGGGATCGTGCAGTTGCAGGCGTTAAGGGGTGGATCACGAAACAATATCTTCATTACAACCAACTACGGCGACCGGACCATCGCAGGGAACCGAGGCGTTCCCGGCGTCTACGCGCGACCGGGTGGTGTATTCGAGAACAACCTGGTTGTGATCACTCATGAGGGCGGACAGTTCGTTCCGAGCGACGTCGCGAACTATCTTCTTGATTATATCGGGACGGTAATCAATTCGACGCAGTTGCAGAACGTTACAGTGACGGCGCAGGCCACCATCCGGCGCAATATCTTCGTGATCTATATGCCTTATGCTGCGGCAGAGGGGCGATCGACCAGCCTATTCAATTGCTCGCAGTCGAGCTTCGGGAACATCGATCTCGACGAGAATATCTATGTTGTCGTCGATCCTGGCGCCAGCTGCACTGTTGTGGCGCCGGCGCAAGACCTGACGGCACCTCCAACATTCTTCCCGGCCACGGCTGTCGGCGGCACCGCTGACGCCCTCGCGTTGACGAGCGGCGACAGTCTTTCCAGCAACCCTGACACGATCACTTTCATCACGGGGGGCGGCGCGAATACCACGGCCGCCACCGTTGCCATAGATGGAATGTCGGCTGTCAATCTCAAAGGGTCAACAGGCTCTGCGCTGACAGCCGGCCAGCTCGCTGCGAACACGCGCTACACGGCGCGCCTGGTGTCGGGCGAGTATTGGCTTTGCACGTTCCAGAGTCACGGCGACGGCATTGCCAGTTTCAAGCCAAAAACCGGCTACGAGGCGAACGGCCTGATCATTGATGCGCGAAAGCATCCGCTCGGCATCAATTCGGTGTTTCGCGATTATGCCAACCGCGACCTGCGGTGGGCGTCGTCCGACATCGCCGATCAAATCGTCCGCTTCAACCGCCAGCGCATCAAGGACGGGAAACCGCCCTGCGGCCCGAACTGGACGGTGAACCGGAACGTGGAGCAACTGACGGTCGATCAGGCGTACCATCTGATCAGTCGTCGAGCGCCGTTGAACTATCCGTAACTCCCACCCGCCCGGGCAGACTGCGAGACAGCACCCATGACCACCATCGAACCGGAGCGCGACTGATGCCGTGGCCTTTACTTTCGCTCCGTGACCGCCGCCGGCAGGTGCGCGACGACGTCGGGCAGCACCTGCCGGGCGCCGACGCCTCGCAGCCGAATTCCGTGCTGCGCGTCATCGGCGACGCGCAGGCCGCACTCGCCCACGACAACGACCAGCACCTCGCCTGGCTCGCCCGCATGATGATGCCGGACACGGCCGAGGCCGAGTACGCCGAGCGTTGGGCCGGGGTCTGGCTGCCGCAGGGCCGCAAGCCTGCGACCGCGGCCTACGGCGTCGTCACCGTCACCGGGGCATCCGGCGCGACCGTCCCCACCGGCGCTGAGCTGGCTACCACCGCCACCGATGCCACGGGGCTCCGCCGCGAGGTGCGCTACGAGGTCGTTACCGGCGTGACGCTGGCCGGCGCCTCGGGCACCGTCGAGGTGTGGGCGCTGACGCCCGGCGCCATCGGCAATCTCGACGAGGGCGCGTCGCTGGCGTTCGTCGACGTGCCGGACGACATCGACGGCCAGGCTACCGTCGCCGCGCCCGGTCTCGCCGGCGGCGCCGACATCGAGACCGACACCGATCTCGTCGCGCGCACCATCGCGCGCATTCAACAGCCGGCGCACGGCGGCGCGGCGCACGACTACGAACAATGGGCGCTCGAGGTTCCGGGCGTCACCCGCGCCTGGGCCAAGAGCGAGATGGGCGTCGGCACCGTGACGCTGCGCTTCATGATGGACGACGTGCGTTCGGCCTTCGGGGGCATCCCGCAGGCCGAGGACTTGACGCTGGTCGCGGCCTACATCAACGGGCTCCGTCCGGTGACGGTGGCCGAAGCCTATGTGCTGGCGCCCACGGCGCAGGCGCTGGCCATCACCATCGACGAGCTGGTCACCGACACGCCCGAGGTGCGCGCCAACATCGCGCTCGAGATCGCGGAAATGCTGCGCGCCCGTGCGGTGCCGGGTTCGACGATCTTTGCGTCGTGGATCCGCGAGGCGGTGTCGGCCGCCACCGGCGAGGACCACCACGACCTCACCGTCTCGAACGTCGCCGCGAGCAGCCTCGGCCACCTGATCGTGCCGGGCACCATAACCTACGCCTAACAAGCCCGAATGGCGGCTTGCTGTGACTCGCGAAACTCCACGCGCCGGTTGCTGCGTGGGCAACCAAAGGCGCCACTAAAATGCCTTCACCGAAAAGGGATGCGGCGATCTTCGCGCATGCGTTCATGGCGCTGCTGCCGGAGGGGCCGATCTGGCCGCGCTCCCGGGCGTCCGCCGTCTACGGCGCGGTGCTCGGCCTCTGCGGCGTCGTCGCGCGCTGGGCGGCCGACGCCTGGCGCTTTCTCCACGTTGAGGCGTTCCCGCCGACGTCGCTCGATCTCCTGGCCGACTGGGAGCGCGTGCTCGGCCTGCCGGAGCCCTGCCTGCCGCTCGCCGACCTTACCGTCGCCGAGCGGCAGCGCCTGGTCGCCGAGAAACTCAGCCGCCGGCCGGGCGCGCAAAGCCGCCAATACTTCCTCGAGATCGCCAGCCGCCTCGGCTACGCGGTGACCATCACCGAGTTCATCCCGGCGCAGTGCGGCATCACGCAATGCGGTGCGACGCGGATCGTCTCCGGCAGCTTCATCATCGAGGGTGCGGGCTGTGGCTCGCCGGGCATCCGCTACGTCTGGCGCGTCGCCGTGACAGGCCCGCGGCTGACCTGGTTCGCGGCGGGCGCCGGCGGTGGCCGTGCCGGACAGGATCCGCACCTGCGCATTCGCCGCGCCGAAGACCTGGAGTGCCTGCTGCATCTGCTCAAGCCAGCGCACACGCGCTTGGTGTTCGATTATTCGGGGGTCTAAAACCATGAAATACCAGCCGCCGTTCGTCTACGGCGACACGCCCGGTGCGCCCGGCATCCACAATGCCGACCCCGATGCCGATTACGCCAACGGCGATCCGTCGATCGGCCAGGAGGGGAGCTACATTCCCTGCGAGGCGGTCGAGCACGTCATGCGCGAGCTCGTGCATCTGATCGACTATTCGACGCAGACGCCCGACCACACCGATCTCGAGCAGGTCCGCAAGGCGATCGCCTGGATGATCGCCAACACGGTGCCGGTGCCGGCGACGGCGCCGGTCACGGTCTACGTGCGCGCCGACGGCAACGACGCCAACGACGGCACCGCCAACACCGCCGGCGGCGCTTTCCTGACGATCCAGGCGGCGATCAACGCCTTGGTGCAGCGCTACGCGCCCTCGCAGCACCTGCTCACCGTGCAGGTCGGAGACGGCAGCTATGCCGGCGCGGCGCTCGCCAATGGCGGCGGTGGCCACAACATCCGCATTCTTGGCAACATCACCACGCCGGGCAACGTCGTCATCGACGGCCTGGTCGGCGCCTCGGCCATCGCCGGCGCGGCTCTGTGCAGCCAGGGCCCGCGGTTGCTCCGCGTCGCCGGCGTCAAGATGCAGGGTACCTACGGCCTGCTGGCGCAGCGCGGCGGCGCGGCCATCCTCGACGGCAACTCCGATTACGGCGTCTGCACCGGCGACCACAACCGCGCCGAGAGCTCGTCCAACATCTCGTTCGAGGCCAACTACCGCATCGTCGGCGGCGCCGTTTCGCACTTCTACGGCGTCTCGAACGGATCGGTCGGCTGCAACAGCCGCACCATCACAATCGTCGGCACGCCGGCCTTCTCGGCCGGCTTTGCCGTCGGCACCATCTCCGGCGTCGTCTCGAGCCAGTCGTGCACCTTCTCGGGAGCCGCCACCGGTCCGCGCTATCTCGCAACTGCCAACGGCACGATCTACACCAACGGCGGCGGCGCTAATTACTTCCCCGGGGACAGCGCCGGCAGCGCAGCCACGGGCGGCGAATATTTGTAACGGAGGCTGCGATGGCCACGTCCCCGCGCTTTCGCGCCTGCCTTGCCGAGACGCTGCGCTGGGAGGGCGGGTGGTCGAACGACCCGTTCGACACCGGCGGCGCCACGAATCGGGGCATCACCATCGGCGTCTATGCGGCTTGGGTCGGCGCGCTGGGCGTTGCGCTGAAAACGGACGCGCGGGGCCGCGTGACGATCCTCGACCAGTGGACCTACCAGCAGCTGGTCGAGGAGCTGCGCACCATCCCCGACACGGTGGTCGCCGAGATCTACCACCGGCAATACTGGCAACCCGTGCACGGCGACGACCTGCCGCCCGGCATCGACTGCGCCGTGTTCGACTTCGCGGTCAACAGCGGTCCGTCGCGCGCCATCCGGCACCTGCAGAAGGTGCTCGGCGTCACGGTCGACGGCCACATCGGCGCGGCGACGATCGCGGCCGCGCGCCAAGCCGATCCGGCCGTCGTGGTGACGAAGTTGATGGACAGCCGGCGCCAGTTCCTGCGCCAGATCGATGTGTTCTGGCGCTTCGGCAAGGGCTGGCTGCGCCGCGCCGACGGCGTGCAGGCCTCGGCCATGAGGTTCGCGTCGCTGGGCGCGCCGCGCATGGCTGGGCAACCGCCACCGATTCCCGCGTGGGAGACGGCGGTTGCCGCGCCGCTCGACGATCCGGACGCGCAGTCGGCCACGCAGGGCCGCGCCGTGGTGGCGGAGGCGACGCGCATGACGGACTCGCACACCGGCCGCGCCGCCGAGACCGTGGGCGGCCTCGGCTCGGCGCAGCTCGGCGTCGAGGTGGCGGGGGCTGCCGCCCGCGCGCGGGCGCCGGGCGGGTTCGATGCGCTCGGCTTTGCACTGAGCCTGGCGCAATCGCCGTCGTTCTGGATCGCGGCCGGTGTCGTCGGCGGCGCCGCCTACGTCTGGCTCGAGCGCCGCCGGAAAACGATCACGCTTTAGTGGCGCCCGGCGGCTCCTCTGCGGGGAGCCAGCCGCCGGTCGCGTGAGGGAATGACCATGATCGCCACACTTCTCGGCGCCGCGCTGTTCGCCCGCGCGCGCACGGCGCTGTCCGGTCCTCTGGCCGGCGCGCTGGCGGCAACGCTGGCCGCGCTGGTCGTCGTGGGCTCGATCGCGCTGGGCCTGGCGTGGTTGCGCGGCGATGCAGCGCGCGACGCCGGCGCCGCCGTGCAGGCGCAGTGCGACAAGACGCAGCTCGAGGCCGATCTCGCCGCCGAGAAGGCGAAGACCGCCGCGCTCGAAGGCGCGCACAAGGCGCGCGGCGATGCGATCGAGCACATGCAACGACAGGCGCAGCTCGACGCCGAGATGATCGGCGAGCTCGTCCGGGCAAAGGGGGAAGCCGAGGATGCCGCGAAAAAAGCCGATGTGGCCGCTGGCCGTGCTGGCGTTGTGTTCCGCGCTGATGACGCCTGGCTGCGCGCTCGACGCGCCGCCGACGCTGCGCGTGGTGCCGCCGCAGGTCGTTGATCTGGCGCCGGTGCGCTGCGCCGAGATCGACGTCAACGTGAGGGCCGAGGCGGTGCGCACGACGCCGGTGCCGCCGAACGACGCCCGCGACACCGACGGCACGCCGGGGCACTCGCGCGCCTCGGTGCGTGGCTGGATCAGCCGCCTCGAGGTGTCCGAGGCCATGAAGAACCAGGCGCTGGCGCGTGTCATCGATAGCCACGAACGCTGCGCCGGGCGCACTCCTGCCGTTCCCCGTGAGGTTCCCTCGACATGACAGCATCCGCGCGCTCGTCTCTCGACCAGTTCCTCGATCAGCACCGACCGCTCGGAGGGACCGATGCATCACCGCCAGGCCGGATGGCGCACGGCGCCGTCCGACCCGATGACCCTGCTCGGCATCCTGCTCGAGCGCAGCGAGTGGCTCTGCCACCGGGTCGAGAAAATCGACACGAGACTGGAGGCGGGCGACACGCGCATGGACGAGATGACGGAAGCGACGCGGAACGTCGAGCGCACGCTCGAGGCGATCAAGGCCGCGCGCGAGCGGCCGGAGAAGGCCATGCCGGGCTGGGAACGCGTGGCGAAGGTGATCGCGCCCTACCTGATCGTGCCGCTGGCGGCGTGGGCCTCGGGCTCGTGGCAGGTGGCCCTCGACCTGGCGCGCGTGCTGGCCGGCAAGTGATGGCGCCGTCCGGTGGCGGCTGGCGCGAGGAGGCGCGGGCGGCGCTGTGGCGCCTCGCCCGCGGCGAGACCAAGTACGACCGCCGCCTGGCGCTGGCGCTGCTGCTGTCGCTGGTGATGCTGGCCTTCCGCGTCTGGCGGGAAGTGCTTTAGGGACGCGCCGTGAGCCCCTGAAACCACTCGGTCCCCGCCTCGGGGGGAACCGAAGCGAGGACCGGGTAGGTGTAACATTGGGAGTCGGTAGCGGGTCAGAAGCCGCCGAGGCACAAGGTACAAGTGTCGGGTTAACAACGGGTTACCCCTCGCCTCCCCCGCCGTGAAAGCGCCGGGAGCGGGTCGGCACGCACCGACGAATTCAGACACCGGCCAGACCTCCCCCTGAGCCGGTCCCCGCCGCCCCGGCGCCCGCGTCCCCCCGACGCGACGCGCCGGGGCGGATTTTTTGCGTTTGTGGGTGTGGGACACACGCAGGAAACGACAACGCCGCCCGAAGGCGGCGCCGTGGGTGGGGGAAGGGGGCGATTCCAAACTTTGTTTCTACTGGATCACTGACATGCCGCGCAGCGGGTCGTTGAATGCGTCCCCAAGCGTTTCGCACCGTGTCACGCCGGGGTGATTGATCCACGAACCGATTGGGCGGCACGATGGCACTTCAAGTCGAACGTCGGACGCCAACACGAGCCCGACCGGGACACCAGCAGCCAATGCCATGCCCGCTTCGATCAGTGCGCCCTTAAGCGGGAAGTCTAGCATCTCCGCGTACAGCACGACGCGATCGGCAGTGACGACCTCGCGATGAATGCGCCCCCACAACTCGCCGAGGTCGTCAGTCTGCCCGGCGCCCGCCTCGTCGATCCAAGTAGAGATCAGCGGAATGCCTTCTGAGCGTAAACGCTGCCACATGGGTGCGTGCGAAGTCTTCGATGCGCAGTAAATCTTCATCCGGGCGTTATCCTACTTTCTTAGGCTGCCGTCTTCCGGCGCGTTTCGTGAACTAGATGCTTGACGCCATCTCCGAGCAACCACACCTCAACCGGCGATCCCAAAAGGTCCGCGAGTGTGGCAGCGCGCAGTAGCGGTTTCGCCTTGGCCTTGACCGTCACAACTACCGACGCGCCGTTCCATTTTGCGGTCAGTTCATATTCGCGTTCAGTGGCCATCGGGCGTCTCCAAACCGTTGGGCGGGGCCGTTAGGCCGCCGCCTGTGCGCTTGCTTCTCGGCGTGTGGCTCGCTTGTCCAGAGCGTCGGCGTGATCGTGGACTCCGCGTGCCCTCAAGATCTGTGCGCCCCGCCTGTCCTGTGCCGCTAGCCGGGCCATCTTCTGCGCTTTCGTCTCGCCCTTCACGTCAGTGCCTCCTCTGCTGTGATTGCAACATTGGCACGTTTGACAAAGTTTGTAAACGTGGTTATCAAACTTTCATGAGGTCATCGCGGAAACACAACATAGACCCTGACAACCGGATGATCGGATACGCGCGCGTGTCCACTGAGGACCAGGACTTACGTGTGCAGCTTGACCAACTTCGCAAGCACGGCGTCCGCGAGGTGAACCTCTACAGCGAGAAGCGGTCCGGCAAATCCACGAAACGGCCTCAACTCGAGGCTGCCCTGATGGACTGCCGGCGCGGGGACGTTCTGGTGGTCGCGAGCCTGGACCGGCTGTCGCGCTCGGTTGAAGACTTGATTGGGCTATCGCGCCGGCTCGCCGATGAAGGCGTGGAACTGCGGTCGTTGCGGGAGCAGATCGACACGACGACGCCGATGGGCGTGTTCTTTTTTCATCTCATGGCGGCGCTGGCTCAATTCGAGCGCAGCTTGATCGGCAAGCGCACGCGGGAAGGGCTCGCCGCGACCGTGGCTCGGGGAGCGAAGCTCGGGCGCAAGCCGAAGCTGACAGACGCCAAGCTCAAGCAGGCCGCGAAGATGCTGCGCTCGGGCTACAACTCAGCGGAGGTTGCACGGAAGATGAACATGAGCGGCCCGCAGTTGCGAGCCAGAATAGAAGCCGAGTACGGGCGGAAGCTATGGAAGCCGAAGCCCCGAAAAACGACATAGGAGCCCGAGCATGGCGATGCTCTTGTGCATTCTAGGGCCACCACTGGCGATAGCGCTCGCAGCGGCTATCGCGTTTCGAGGCTGAACCACGGAGGATAGACAGATGGATCAAGACGGCATTTGCAGAGCAATCGATACGCTCGAAAACCTGACGACGGCGCTGGTCAACATGAGGACGATCCCGGATCGCATCCACGTCGAGGCGCTGAGAGGGACGTTGCCGGACATCGTGGCGGCACTGAAGCAATGTGCTGACTACGATGCGTTTGTCGGAAACGACGCCGATACTGACGCAGTTTGATATGGAGCGCCTACCGGCACCAGTCGTGCCGCTTTCCCTTGCCGTCCCAGGCCACGGCCAGGCCCTCGCGGATGGCGATTGACGACCAGTCTTCCTCGCCGGCCACGGGCCAGCCGATGATCAGGCGCCCGAGCCGCCGGCCATACTTCTCCCGACCTTCCCCGATCAGCCGTCCGCCGCGCGCCTCGAGCAGCGTCACCAGCCGCGCCGCCGTCACAATGCCCCGCTGACGCTCCGCCGGGCATTTGGCGCCGTGGATCTCCGGCGCGTCGATGCCGGCCACGCGCCACCGTTCCCCGGCCCGCTCGACCGTGTCGCCGTCGACGACCGTGATCGGTCCCGCCCATGCGCTGGGCGCGGCGGCCAGGGCTAGCACGACGATTGCCGATCGCCACACCTCAAATTTCCCCGTCGAACAGCCCGGGCGCGGGCATCATGCGGCGCGTGGTGGCTCCGAGCTTCGGCCGTTTCGGCAGCATCCACGCGGCCGGCTTCGGCACGTCCGCGAGCCGGCCAGGCTGCCACTGGAAGAACCCAAGCGCGCCCTTGGCCGGCACGAACGGGCACGGCTTCGGGTTGTCGAGGATCAGGCCGAGCGGCCCGAAGAACCAACGCTCGCCCGGCGGCAGATCCTCACGGCGACGCGCGATCCCGACCACGTCGACCGAGCCGATGATGCCGCCGCGAAACAGCGCGCTGGCGCCGGGGCAGGTCCAGCCGCACGAGTCGATGAAGTCCCGCGCCTCCTCGTACTCCTCGCGCGTCATGCCGCCCGCCGCGTGGATGGCGACGCGCCCGCGAAACTTCAGGCCCGGGTTGTTGCCGCTCCAGGCGCGGTTCTCGACCCGCTTGTCGAAGTGAATGATCGCATGCGCCCACGGCTGGCGTACCGACAGCGCAATCTCCGGCAGATCGTGGGTCAT